AAAATATATAATATCAAAAGCAAAGAAAGAGAAAAAAAAAGAACTTGCTAAAAAACTTGCTAAAATAAAGAAAAAAGAAGACGCAAAACTTGCTAAAATAAAGAAAAAAATTGCTCAAAAAGCTCCTGCACTTTCTTCTTTTGGCTCTGAGGCAACTCGCATAAAAAAAATAAAATCAAAAACAAAACCTAAACCAAAAAGAAACCGTGACAAATATGGCAGACGTAAAGTTAGTTTTGCAAAAACTTTAAAAGATAACCCTGATCTTATTGCAAACGCAGCAATGAAAGCTTTGATGCTTGGTGGTATTGCTTCCGCAGGTAAGCTTCAGAGAGAAAAAATTCGACAAAGTAGAAGAAACTACTTTGAAGAAAATGATAAAAAGGTTTTAAATAAAGTTCTTAAAGAAAAGAGAATTAAATGAGTCAACCATACGCAAAAGGTAGAAGGGCTTACGGTTACTGCGATAAAACAGGATTTAGATATCCTTTGCATGATCTTGTTTATGAAGTTCAAAATGGAATTAGAACTGGTTCTCGTGTAGGCAGAGATGTATTTGATCCCGATCAGCCACAAAACCTTTTAGGTAAAGTAAGGATATTTGATCCTCAAGCAATTAGAGATCCTCGCCCAGATCAAAATCTTGGGGAGAGTAGAGGTTTTTTTGGATGGAACCCTGTTGGTGATGGTGGTAATGCACCTGATGGTAACGGGGCTATGGGTTTAACAGGCAGTCTTGGTACTGTCACAATAACGGTGAGTTAGCTATGTCTTGGACATTTACAACTTTAAAAACAGCAATACAAGATTATGTAGATAATAATGAATCAACCTTTGTTACAAACCTGCCTATCTTTATTACGGAAACAGAAGATCGTATTCTTGATCTTGTTGATCTTCCTTACTTTAGAAAAAATGCTACAGGAACAATAAGCTCAGGTAATAAATATCTTGCTATGCCTACGGATTTTCTTGCACCATTTAGTTTATCTTTGACAAGTTCAAGTGATGTTTATTTTCTTATTAACAAAGATGTTAATTTTATGCAGGAGTCTTTTCCTACAACTACAACAACAGCAAGACCTGAGTATTACGCTATATTTGATACGTCAAATTTCATAGTCGGTCCGACACCTGATGCAAACTATGACGCTGAAATACATTACCTCTATAGACCAACTAGTATTACTACAGCGGCAAGTGGAACAACTTGGTTAGGCACAAATGCTACAGATGCTATGTTATATGGTTCATTAATGGAAGCTTATACTTTTATGAAGGGTGAGCCAGATTTAATAAATGAATACAAACAAAGGTTTGAACGAGCAATAGCACGACTAAAAAATCTTGGAGAAGCTCGTATGAACAAAGATCAATATCGTAATGGTAAATTAAGGATACAGGAAAGTTAATGTTTGATGTTTCAGTAGATATGAATGTAGGTCATGTGGATATAAGCACGACTCATTATAGAGGTCATAGCGTAGATGATCTGACAGATATGTGCCTTGATCACATAATGACGGTATCAAAGAACGCACCCCCTGCAATAAGAGACCAAGCCTTTGTTTATAAAGAAAGAATTAGAAGTGTTATAAAGCACTATATGACACAAGCGGTAAAATCTGATAGAACTACATTATATAATAAAATGACGCAAGAAGGTCATGAGGATATAGCAAAAGCTATATTGAAATTTTAGGAGATTAATATGGCAATATCACAAGCAATGTGTACTAGTTTTAAACAAGAGCTATTGGTAGGAACACACAATTTCACAGCAAGTTCTGGTAATACTTTTAAGTTAGCATTGTATACATCAAGTGCTTCTTTAGGTGCAGGTACAACAGCTTATACTTCTTCCAATGAAGCAAGTGGTACGAACTATTCTGCAACAGGAGCGGCTTTAACAAGTGTTACACCGACAACAGATGGCACAACTGCTATATGTGATTTTAGTGATTTAACTTTTAGTAATGTAAGTATTACTGCAAGAGGTGCATTGATTTATAATGATACACAAGCAGACAAAGCTGTTTGTGTACTGGACTTTGGTGGCGATAAAACTGCAACTGCTGGAGATTTTACAATTAGTTTTCCAACAGCTAATGCTTCTTCAGCGATTATAAGGATTGCATAAATGGCTAATATTACTGGTTGGGGCAGATCAACTTGGGGTAGTGGAACCTGGGGTGAAGCCGAACCAGTAAGTGTTACTGGAGTTGCAGGAACAACAGGTTTAGGTAGTGTTACAGTATCAGCAGATGCTAACTTAACAGTAAGTAGTGTGTCTGCTACAAGTTCAATCGGAAGTGTAGTAATAAGACTTCCAAAAACTGTTTCTGTTACGGGAGTATCAGGAACTGCATCTTTAGGAACAGTCAACGTATGGGGTCAAATAATCCCCAGTCAGACACCAGAATGGGCGGCTGTCTCTCCGAGTCAGTCACCAAACTGGACTGATATAGCGGCATAAGGATAAGACAATGACAAGTACATACACAACAAATACTGGGATAGAAAAACCAGCTACAGGTGATAGATCGGGTACTTGGGGAACTATGACTAACACCAATATGGATCTTATAGACCAATCACTTGATGGGTTTATTTCTATTACTGCTGCGGCTACAGGATCTACAGGTTCACCCAACACCCTTCCTATTACAAACGGATCTGTATCTAATGGAAGAAACAGAATTATTAAGATAGTTGATGGTGGAGATTTAGGTGGCACAGTTTACTATCAGATAACTCCGAATGATGCAGAAAGATATTTATGGATTGAAAACGCTTTATCAGGCTCACGATCAATTCTTTTGTTTCAAGGAACCTATAATGCATCAAATGATATAGAGATACCTGCTGGCAAAACTAAACTTGTTCGTTCTGACGGAGCAGGTAGTGGTGCTGTAGTTGTAGAAGTTGCGGCTAATCTCGCTGTCACGGGTTCATATCAAGTCGATAACCTTTTATTAGATGGCAATTCAATCACTTCAACGGATAGTAACGGAGCGATTAACTTGACACCAAACGGCACAGGAGATGTTAATCTTGGTGCTGATACAGTAATGATTGGTGATGATGATGCTGATGTTACCTTAACAACGCAAGGCACAGGAGATTTAACTCTTAGTACAAATAGTGGCACAGACTCAGGTACGATTGTAATTGCAGACGCTGCTAACAATGATATTACTGTTACTCCCAACGGAACAGGTAATGTCAATCTTGTGGCTGACACAGTTGTTGTAGGAGATAGCGGAGCAACCGCTACGGTTACGTCAAACGGTACAGGCGATATAACTATATCAACGAATAGTGGCACAGACTCTGGTGTTATTACAATTACAGATGGCACTAATGGTAACATAGCGATTACACCTGATGGGTCAGGCGAAGTTGATATATCTAAAGTTGATATAGCTGGAGGAGCAATAGACGGCACAACAGTAGGTGCGGCTTCTGCAAGTACAGGAGCTTTTACAACTTTATCTGCTACCAGTGACGTTACCTTTAATGGAGGCACATTTGTTTTTAATGAAGCAGGTGCAGACAAAGACTTTAGGGTTGAAGGTGATAATGATGCCAATCTTCTTTTATGTGATGCTTCGGTAGACAGAGTTGGAATAAAAACAGCAACACCATTAGCGGCACTTCATGTAACAGGCGATACGTTCTTTGGTGGCAATGTCAGGGAGAAAGTAACAATATCAGCCACAGCATCTACAGGCACAATTAACTTTGATGTTGTGACACAAAGTGTTCTTTACTACACAACTAATGCTTCTGGTAACTTTACCATTAATGTAAGGGGTGATGGGTCTACAACACTTAATTCGATAATGGCAACAGGTGATGCTTTGACAATAGCTTTCTTATCAACGCAAGGTAGTTCAGCTTATTACATGAGTGCTTTTACAGTAGATGGTAGTTCTGTTACACCTAAATATCAAGGTGGTTCTGCTTTTAGTGCAGGAAACGCAAGTGGTATAGATTCTTATGCAATAACCGTAATTAAAACAGGTGACGCTGCTTTTACAGCATTAGCAGCACAGACACAATTTGGATGATTAAACTATGGCTCCTATACTTTCTACTTTTGGATCAGCGGCTTCTCGCAATTATGGGTTAAGCCTTTTATCAGACACTGCAACTGTGCAGATATTATCTTTTAAAGCTTCTGCATCTTGGACAGCACCTACTGATGTTACATCTATAGATTATCTTGTTGTTGCTGGCGGTGGAGGAGGAGGAGCGTCTATAGGTGGAGGCGGTGGAGCAGGTGGGTTCCGTGTCGGAACAGGTCAATCTGTTAGTGCTGGTTCAACCTATACAATGACCATTGGTAGTGGAGGAAGTGGAGGTAATGGTGGTCCTAACACATCAGATGGTAGTGACGGTAGCGATTCTTTAATTGGCTCTCCTGTTTCTAAAACCTCTACAGGTGGGGGTGGCGGTGGTCTTGGCTTTAATATAACAGGGTTTGTTTATTCTAATGATGGTAGAGATGGTGGCTCTGGCGGTGGAGGAGGCGGTGGAATTGCTCGACCAGCAGGGGGAACTTCTTCAGGTGGCTCTGGAAACACACCTTCAACAAGTCCGTCTCAAGGAAATGATGGTGGGGATGGATCACCTGTTGTTACAGGCGGTCACGGTTCAGGCGGTGGAGGTGCAGGAGCGGTAGGTTCTCCACCTACTTTTTCACCTGGACCTCAAGGAGCAGGTGGAGCAGGAACAGCTTCAACACTATCTGGCTCTTCTGTTACATACGCTGGAGGTGGAGGTGGCGGTGCATTTGTTTCTCCTGCACCTAGTCAAGTAGGCGGGTCTGGTGGCTCTGGCGGTGGAGGAGCAGGGGCAAATGCTACAGGTTTTCCATCAGCTCCTTCTGGTGCTAATGGCACAACCAATTTAGGTGGTGGAGGCGGTGGAGGTGCAGGTGGACCTTCGGGTCATACCGATACTCCTGGTGGCACAGGAGGCTCTGGAGTTATTATTATAAAATACGAAGACCCTAATGCTAATCCAATTTCAACTTTTACAGGTTCGGGAGTGTACAAAGTTCCAACGGGCGTATCTTCTATTGCCTACCTCGTTGTCGCAGGTGGAGGCGGTGGTGGAGGTGCTTTTGCAGGTGGTGGAGGTGCAGGAGGATTTCGTGTTGGTACAGGACAATCTGTTACAGCAGGTAATAATTTAGCTATTACAGTTGGAGCAGGTGGATCAAATGGTGTTGGGTATACTTCACCTGGTGATCCAAGTGGAACAACAACAACAGGTGGAGATGGAGGTGATTCTATAATAGGAAGCCCTGTTTCTAAAACATCTACTGGTGGTGGCGGTGGTGGAAGAGGATATCCAAATCCAGGTCAATCAGGTCGTGATGGTGGATCAGGCGGTGGAGCAGGGGGTGGTTCTCCTTTAACAGTAGGAAGTGGTAACACTCCGAGTACATCTCCAAGTCAAGGCAACAACGGTGGACTAGGTAATTATGCAGCTAGCTATTATGGTGGTGGAGGTGGCGGTGGTGCTAATGCCGCTGGTTCTAATATTGGCGGTTCTAATGTAGGTGGAGCAGGTGGAGCAGGAACAGCTTCATCAATTACAGGATCTTCTGTAACTTACTCAGGTGGTGGAGGTGGTGGACACTACAACCCAGGAACTCCTGCATCAGCAGGTTCAGGAGGTGCAGGTGGAGGTGGTGCAGGAAATAATGGTACACCTAATGGA